GGGTTATCCCACCTCCCCATCTCGATTAAATTCCCCGAACATATGTTCGTAGTAAATTGTACCAAAAATTGACACAATTTAGAATATTTACAATTGTACCAAAATTTGACAAAATATTTGACACAAAATTTGACACAAAAATAGTTACAAATATTGACAAAATAATTTCATCAAATATTTGTAACTAAAATTGTTTCACGTGGAACATTATTTAATTTTTATTATTTTTTATGTTGACAATAAAATATTATTCTTATAAACATTACTAATACTATTAATAACTTGGTAATTTCCATTATATAAATACCCCATTCCTTAATAAATTTTTTATTTCTTCTTGTTCTTGATTAGTTGCATTAGTTTCTAATATTATGTTATCACATTCTAAATACCCTGTATAATCTCCAATTCTACCATATTCAACTACTGAACCACCAAAAATATTATCATTTTTAGTATATGGTATGTTTCTATTCACTTCTATAAAACATCTATTAATTTTATTCTTATAAACATTACTAATACTATTAATAACATTACCATTAGATTTTTGAATGAACGGGATATTCATACCTATTAAACCTTGAAGACTTGCAACTATTTCATTATTAAAACTACTTTTAATATTAGCTGTTAAAGTACCACTATATAATTCTATGGTAAATGTTATAGTCAATGTTTGCCCTATAACATATTCAGTATTTAGATATACTTTTCCTAAAAATGGTAAATGTAAAACACATTCAGTATTAACAAAATCATATATATTATTATATTTTAAAGGAACTTCAATAGTTCCACCATCAACATTAAATGAATAAGTTGTTATTAAGGTGCTTTCTACACCACTATCAAAATTACCTAATAATATTGTACTTGTACCGCCTAAAATATCACTAGGAATATCAAAAGGTAATATATATAATGAATTAATAAATTGACCATAATCTGTAATTTGCCCTAATTCTTCATAAAATCTAACTTTAGATAATTCGGTTAGTTCTGATTGATTAGTTTTATATAGATTAACAAAAGTACCTAATTGTTCAATTTTTTTAGTTGCAATATAATCATCATCTAAATAAAAATCATAGTTTAAATCATTTTCATCTAGTTCTATTTCTAAATATGTTTCATAATTAACAAATTCATATGACAGAACACCTCTTTTATAAAGATATGTGCCTTTAAAGGTATAACCAGGTTCAACAGTTATAATAATATTTTTATTTACTTTTAAAAGTTCACCATCTGAATAATTACAATTAGCATTAACAATAGTTCCTGTAATAAAAACCCTTGTATTTTTTCTGGCAACTGCATTTATAACAACATCACCTGTTATATCAACTGTTATTGTAGCAACTGTTGAATCTTCGTTTAAATTAAAATCAAAGGTATCATCACCTATAGTAATAGTTGGTACTTCATCAAATATAAAACCATTATCACAGGTTAAAATAATTTCTTTATCTTCTTCTTCATTTATTGTACTACCACTAATATTTGAAGCGCAATTTGTTAAATTCTGTTCTAAATTATATGTCACACCTTCCTGTTCAACTTCAACATATAAATAGTTAATTATAACACTCGCAGTACCTTCTACCCATGGGTAAATATAATCATCCAGATTATACTCATAAGTATTAGATGTTCCTGTACTATTAGTTCGGTACATTCTAGTTATTTTATAACCATTATCTGCAGCTAATCTAAACCAATAATTGCTATTAACTTCTTGAATATTGTTTTTATTATCAGTATAAATAAAACCATTTGTTTTAATATCATCTGTACTTTGAGTCCATCCGGAATATTTTTCAGCAACTTTTAAAAATTGACTTACTCCTTTAGGTAAAAACATAATTTTAGCGCGTTGTGCCATATTATACACCACCTATAGTACACAAAATAGTTGTTTTAACATCTTCAAAAACAACATTTGAATTATAAATATTACTCTCTTTTCTTACTTCGCTTGAATAATCAAAATCATAAAAATTATTATAATTTGTTTGTCTTGTAATATTACCATATGAATTTAATATATCATTTTTAAAACTCATTAAAACATCACATTTTAAAGTTAAATGATATATTTTATTAGGGAATACTTCCACTGTTTCAATAAAATAATATCTTTTAAATTTATCTATATAGATATAATTAAAATTTATTAAATCATCATATTTTAATACTATATTAGGATTGTATATATTAACTTCATCTTTAAATTTAACATCTATATCAGCAACAAAATTAATAACCTTGTTTATAGTATTTACACTGCTTTTAGTATTATAAGCATTAACAATCATTAATAATCCTCCTATAATAAAATAAGGTAGTAATGATTATTATATCACCACTACCCTATTTTATATTAGTAATTATGCTATGAAGAATACTACAAAGTTTTCATTTAAATCATTGAAGTATCCTGCATCAAATTTGAAATAGTTGTTAAAAAATTCTGCTTTAGCATTATAATTAGTTGTTACCCTTCTATCTAAATTAGTAACACCTAATGCTTCTCTATCAAACATTACTGCTAAAATACCACTAATATTAACTTCTCTATTTGTGTTACCTTCTTTAGTCAGTTTTACCTTAATAGATGAAATATCTCCAAAAGAATAGTTTTGTCCGCTTCCTTGCCAATATGGTATAGTATCGGCTTTAGGCAATTCAACTAATTCTTTATTAAATGTATTAGCCTGTAGATAAACATTTGCACTAGCTTTAAAATCTGATAACATAACAATATTTAATTTATCTTTAGGTGTAAATCTTTCTTTACCACCAATATTAAATAAAGTTGAAATTTTAGTTAATCTGTCAGCATAAAGATTAATAATATAGGTAGCATATTTTATAAAACCTTCATCTGATAGTGCTTTATCTACTGTTAAAGTTCCATTTGTTAAACCATTATATTGTTTCAACAGGTTTACCGCTTTAATTCCTGTTTTATCTGAATAAGTTTCATTTTGTGCTAATGGAATATCATTATAAACAGTTTCAGCAATCATATTATTAATAGTTCTCATAATCAAACTATCAATTTTAATAGTCATACTGTTTTCAACTGCATTATAAAGCATTGATAGAAAACCGTTTAATTGATTAGCACTAGTAAAGCTTTCTTTAACCTGTAATTCTGTAAAACTCATTGGAATTTCAAAAGTAACCTTTTTATTGAAGAATTTAGCGCTTACAGACGGTTTATAAAAAACATCTTGATTATAGGTTCGACCGTCTACTAAATTCCAGCTTTCATTTTCTTCAGCCTCAGGAATATCAGCTTGAATTTTTTCCAATACACTGCCAAATTCCCAACTATCCATTAGAACACTAGGAATATTACCGCTATATGGACGGTTAACAAAAATAGTTTTACCTACCTTATTTACTAATGATTTTACGTAATTGTCAAGACCAACATTATTAAATATTTCTGTTCCTACATCTACAACATTAGATAAATCTTCTTGTAGTAAATCCGATTTTCCCAGCAATTCTTTTGTAATATTATTCACTAATGAATGAATTTGTTGAACTTGCATCTTTATAACTCTCCTTTCAATTTAAAATATTTAAAGTAACAACACTATTTATATCTGTTGTCATTATATTATAAATATCAAAATTTGTCAAATATCTATTGACTTTATCATAGAAGTCCACTTCTTTTATTTTAGTTCTTATAATTTCTTTATTTCCTTCATTACCTGTTGCTGTGTTTTCAACTGATATATTTACATCATTGTTTACAAAATCATCATCATTATAAGCGCTTACTTTATTGGTATCAGTTCTAGTATTACCAATAGTTATATTACTAGTTGATAGTTCTGTAATAGTTTCCTTATAATTTGTTAATAGGTTTTCACTATCCAAATAATTTAATATAATGTTATTCCATTTGTGCATAAACTTTTTATTTAAAATATTAGCAAGTTCAGTAATTTCTAGGTTTTCAACTATTTCTGTAACTTCTCTATTACCAAACATATTAATATAATACTTATCTAATAACTTACTATCTACAAAATTAAATATGTCTTGTTCTGGTTGTAGGTCATCCATAGTTTCAAATAGATTAGTTAAACATTCTTTTACTTTCATCTTCTCACTCCTATTCTTAATTTTCTATTATTAATATCAATCATCATTTTAAATACTTGCAATTCATTCTTTACCCTTACTATATTAGGTATAAATTTTTTTAAATCATCCGCGCTTAAAGAATATTCTAGAAAAAATTCCATACTTTCAGCTAATTTATATAATGTATATAATTCGGTTGCCATTACTGCTAATCGTTCTAAATCGCTTGATAATATATTTAGTTTCATAATCATATCATTAGTTTTATTATTAAATTCACTAAATAAAATATGAAGTTCAACCCTGTTTACTTGTAACATTCTTTCAAAATTTCTTTTTACTGTATTCAAAGAATATTCAATAGTGGGAATATATTGACTTACAATGTATGTGTTACTATCATCTACACTATTTAAAATACTTATTAATTGACTTAAATAATTTTCTAATATGTTACATGATAAATAGGATTGATACATATTATTTTTTACTACTGATACACTCATATTAAACTACCTTCTTTTTATCTTCTTCATCATCTTCATCTTCTTCATCATCTTCATCTTCTTCATCTTCAATTACTTCATCATCTTCATCTTCAATTACTTCATCATCTTCATCTTCTTCATCTTCAATTACTTCATCATCTTCATCTTCAATTACTTCATCATCTTCATCTTCTTCATCTTCAATTACTTCATCATCTTCATCTTCTTCATCTTCAATTACTTCATCATCTTCATCTTCAATTACTTCATCATCTTCATCATCTTCATCTGTAACTTCTTCAATGTTTTCTTCAATGTTTTCTTCAATGGTATCTTCAATATTTTCTTCAATGGTGTCTTTCATATTAGTATCTTTATCTTGGTTTAAACTAGTTATATAACTATAATTTTCAAGGTTTCTAATATTCCAACTACTATTAAAATTAACTGTTATATCTAAACCAAATAGTTCATTAATTTCTTCTAATGCATTTCTTCTACTATTTAACATATCGTCAACTAATGGGTATAAACTATCTGAATTAGTTGTAAATTCTTCTTTAGTAATTCTTTCTTTTTTCATGTTATAGTTGGCACTTAAACCAATTTCATTATAAAAACTTGCTTTTATATATTGCTCAAATTCGATTAAATCCCTTAATACATTTCTATCTTCCGTATTAGGATTAACTTTTAAACTATCGAATAATTTAGTTTCAGCTATTACACCCTGTTTACCATCAAATATATTTTTTAAAAATAATTCAGCACTTCTAACCGTATTATCATCATTAGCACTAATTAAAGTTGTGTATCTTTTATTAACGTTAGCCAATATCATAGTCACCATGTTTTCATTTAGCATAAATGCATATTTTTTAAACATTGGTAGAAGTCCAACATTGCAACTATCATTACTAATAACAACACAATCTTTATTAATATCTAATGTTTTATTATAGTTTAATGAAGGTATTGAAACAGTAACTTTAGTTGGTCTATTATATACATCTGGTTCTCCACCTAAACCACCATTTACAACATAGAAATCATCACCAATTTTTAAGAATACACCAAAACCATTCGATTGTAATAATAATTCAAGCTCTTTAGACGGAATTGTTTTAGGCAAATTATTATATTTAAACATAGCATTAGTTCGATTAAACATATAAGCAATAGTATTTTTAATATTTGTTTCTTTATCAGTATAATTAAAATCTTTTGATATACTATTTAAAAGATATATATCTACTTTAGCCATTTTTTACACTCCTTTCATTATTTTCAAGTCTTAAACATAATTCTTTTAATGTTAATGTATTATTTTCAATTACTCTAGCTAGTTCCTTCATTTGTTTATCATATCTTTCATCCTGCTTTCCGTTCTGATAGAATAATACGATTGATACTGCAATAGGAAAACCTACCCCGTTAATTAATTGAATGATTGTTTCCATACTCATTTTAAATCCCCCATTTATAAGTTTTTACATATTTTTAAGTAATTACTAATAGCATCCCCAACTTCATTATTTTGATAAAATACCCTATCATTAATGAAAAACCACAATAGTTTTTTCTGCAAGGAATTTATTGGTTTATAGATATTTCTATTATAGTTTAATTTATGTGAATATTCAAGACTGTAAATTAAGTCATTATCGTCATCTTGTATATCTGTTGTTTTATTATGAATATAGGTAAACATTTCACCGTCAACTTCTATAACATTACATTGGTATATCTTATCATTAAATTTTATAAAATACCTAAATAAAACATCTTTAGGTTTATATTTTACTGGTAAATGCGGGTAAATATTTAATTCCCATGCTCCGCTAGTAATCATGTTTAATTTAGGATTGTTAAAGGCAAAATAATAATTATTTTCTTTACTGCCTTTCATACTTTCACAATATTCAACTGCCACCGTCAATTCACTTGTTCCGTAGGTATAAACATCTATAGTACCCTGTTTCATTTTCTCAATATGTGTTAAACCCATTTCAGCAAAATATGGACAATATTTATTAACTGTATTGCCTAACATAAAGATTTTAACATTAGTTCTCTGCCTTATTATTGTGCTAATTGTATTCATAAATAAAATAAACTCATCTTGTAAATAAGTAAATTTAGTTAGAAATTCGTCAAATAATATGGTAGTAACTCTAGGGTATGATATACTCTTGTCGTGTTCTGTATCTGATAAAGCAAATACATAGCCTATACAATCACTATCAGAATATAAAGGTTTTCCTTTATCATCATATTTACAAGCATAGAATTTACCAGCATAATAAGTAATACCATCATATTCCCCAGCACTTGCTTTTTTAACTTCTTCATTATAATTTAATGCGCTAAACATATCACTAGCCCTTTTGCCTGTAATATCTTCTTTCCACCTTCTTATAATTGCTATTTGTCCACCATTTTTAAAATATTGTTCAATAGCATACTTTAAAACCGCATAAGTTTTACCATTAGACCTTTCGCCAAATATAACATTATAAACACAATTCTTTTTTAAAATATTATTTAGACTATAATATTTTTTAGCCATAATTAAACACCCTTTCTATTTTTAAATAAATAACCTTCTTTAAAATCCTTTAAAAATTTAGCATATTGTTTACTAATTGATAGAGTGAATTCACATTTATCTAAATGAATGCATGAAGGAATAAAAATATCTTCAACATTACCTTGATAATCTATTGATTGAATTTTTATTTCTTCATCTATGTAAGTATGAGTATTTTTTCCAGTTTCATCAGCAGGAATATAAAGTTCATCGTTGAACATATTAAAAACCTTTTCATAATCATTATTACAAATTCTATTCATATAATCTATACCATTCTTTTTAGATAACCCTGCAACTGTTAAAGCTAATTCTCCGTCATCATATCTAACTAAATATCTTTTAGCTCCTAATGTTTTAAAATGTGTATAATGTCCATCATAATCCCAAACCCCTATCATTTTTTCGATTCCTTCTTTAGTTTTAGGCTTCATTAGTTTAAAATCAATTTTTCTAAAATCACACATCTTTTTTAACTTCTCAATTAAATTTTTATTATACCATTCAATATATGGGATATGTTTTTCATAGTTTAATAATTTAATGCTATCTGTGTCACTATATACATAATCATCACCTATATTTAAAATACCACTCCACAAGTTTAATCTTGCATATGCTGTAACCCATACACCCCAGGGATAGTATAAAAACCTGTTCGAACTATTATTATATGTTTCTATCTGTTTTTCAATTTCTTCATCATTAGGTTTAACAATGTTCCATTCTTCATTATATTCTATTAATTCCCTTACTATATCGGTAACCGTCATCCCATATACACTATTTAACATTCCTTTAGATAATAAATATTCTACTTCATAGCCTTCAACATCTTTTAAAGTTGTTTTATTCTGATATAGTTCTAATATACTTTCTAAAATTGGTTTAGGCAGGTACTGCATATAAAATTTATAACAGTTTGCTATTTCTGCGCTATCCCATGAATAACACTGTTTTAATATTCTATAGTCTATATCAGTAATAGTTGTTATAATTTCATCTGCTTGGTATATCCTACCATTGTTAACTATTGCATTTTTTTGACTAAAACATTTACTTTCACTTAAATAACTTTCATATGTTAGTTTAGATTGTAAACCTTTAATTTTAATATCAAACATTAACCCTACATCATCATTTTTTACTAAATCCTCGAAATTTTCTTTTCTTAAATCAACTTTTATTGGTTTACTCATCGGATATTTTTCTGATAACATAACGCTAGGATAACTACTAATAAAATCTATGCTTGTAACATCTTCTAATATTTCGCCTACATAGTTTAAACTAGCATGAGTAAAGCCACCCATGAAGCACCGTTTTAGCATTACATACTCATCTAATGTTAATGTCAACTCTTTCATTAATTCCCTATATCTGTTATATTTACCTTTACTACTTTTATTATGGTTTTTGTCTGTAAAGTAACATTTTTCTCTTACAAATTTCCTCACCCTTCCAGTATTAGTTAAAGGTATTTTAGTAATATTATTATCATATAGTTGTATTTGTTCATTGATATAATATAGAATAATTAGAATATCATTCTTACAATATGCTAGTTCTTCATCTGTTAAAATAGTCTTACTATTTCTTATTAGCGCATAATCTAAATCGCCTACTAACTTTTTAATCTTATGTTTGGTTAAATTTTTAGCCACATTAGCTAACGAATAACCACTTAATATATAGCTATCTCTAAATTCTACACCTTGTTTTATTACTGCTTTTATTGGTTTTCTTTCTTCAGTTGAAAATACGTTTACCCATTCAAAAAATTTCCTCATAAATTGAAATTCATAACCTAAATTATGAATATATATAATTAACCTTTTATATAAATTAAGTTCTAATTGATTAATTAACATCTGCATAAATTCACCAAACTGTTCCCACGTTCTGCCATAGTAAACAGTTTCACCTATTCCAAACATCCATATATACATATAGGCACACTTTTCGCCATTATATAACTGTGAAGTTGTTTCTATATCAAAAGCACATTCAATATTATAATACTTAATTACTTGTTTGCTATGAGTATCAAAATATGATACTGTCTTATAATCTTTTTTATTTAATTTCATATTTTGATACCATAGCATTTAATCACCATCCTTCATATTTTTATAAAATCCCAGTCTTTATTATCTTCTTTAAATCCTTCTTGGTTGTTCTCTACCTGTGATACCTTTTCTATTTCTTGTATAAATTTTTGTAATCTTTCTTCTGTACTCTCTACGCCTGTTAAATCTAATATACCTCGTTTAATTTGAACATTAATTTGTTCCCATATTTTTTGATAATCTAAAGCTAATGCGCTTAATTCACTTGCTTTATAATATTCTTTAATTTTATCTGCTAACTTAAAAAATTCCTTTGACTTAGCTTTTAAATCAGCTAAACTATTATATTTAATACCTATGTTTTCTGCCATTTCTCTTAAATATTTATTTGCCTGTTTTACTAAACTTGTTTTATTATCTAGAAAATTTTTCAATCTCCAAAATTCAGACTGTAATTGGTTATAATCTTTACCTTTAACGCTAAATTTAATTGCTCCACCTTTAACCCATGATTGATAAGCAGGCAAATCAGTTAATTCGTTTTTTTCAAGTCTTCTTAATCTCTTATTTGCCATGCTTGCCATTCTGCTAACTTCTTTCTTTAGTTCTAAATATTTTTCACTTGCCACCTTTACCATTATTAAAACCTCCTTTAATTATTCTTTAATTACATCATAGAATAAATTATTAAATAATATTTCTAATTGATATATATTTGATTGTTTCATATACATATATAGATATTTAATATTGTTCGCTCTTCCTTGTTCAAAAGCATGAATATTCTGTAAGTTTTCATCATTTAATTTAGCAAAATTAGTCAAAGATAATTTTAAAACATTAATTCTATAATCTTTACATATTGCACCTATCTTTTTAATATCCATTATTTTTCACCACCTTAATTTAAAATAGGGTAGGGTATTAAACCCTACCCCAATTTTCCGAAATTCACCGAATACCCTTTTTTAACTTCTTTACCTTGCCTATACTCATATTCATAAATTTTGAAAACAAATACACCTTCATTAATTAGTTTTAAATAATCTTCATTGTTTACAATCTTTTCAACTGTTTCGGTTAAATGTTTAGGTAAATTAATAATATAATCATCTGTTACAACAACTTCATTTTCACCATATAAAGATTTTTTGTTAGTATAAAACATTCTTATAATATATACACCATCTTTATTTTCTTTGTAAAGTTCTTCTAATTTTTTGTATTCATGTCTATCTGTTAGTTCATAATCAAATTTTTTAGTACCTTTATTTAAATCATCAATTAAATTAAATTTCATAATTAATACACTCCTTTATTATTGCTATAGTATTCTTTCAAACCTTCCCAACTTGCTACAATGTTTTTACTCTTGCATAGTTTTACATAATTAAATAGATATTTAACATTCAAGTTAACCACTCCCTTCATTTATTTAATTTCTATCTACATTATAAACAATAAATATTTTATTGTCAACATAAAAAAATAATAAAAATTAAATAATGTTCCACGTGAAACAATTTTAGTTACAAATATTTGATGAAATTATTTTGTCAATATTTGTAACTATTTTTGTGTCAAATTTTGTGTCAAATATTTTGTCAAATTTTGGTACAATTGTAAATATTCTAAATTGTGTCAATTTTTGGTACAATTTACTACGAACATATGTTCGGGGAATTTAATCGAGATGGGGAGGTGGGATAACCC